TACCTTCTACGAACGCATCAGGAGCAGATGGGTCTGCAACTATATCAGCTGCGGTTGCAAGATAGAAGTCTTTTCCAACAACATTTCTTCCTTGAGATTGTTGAATAGAACCCATACCTCTTGAAGATACACCCAACTGAGCACCCTCGTCAATTAAATTCTTAACGATTTTGCCGTAAGGAGTATCCATTACTTTTGCCTCGCCAATAAAGTTTTTACCTTCTGGTTTTAGACTAGTAATCATATGCGAAACTCTTTCAAGATTAACTGTTGGTCCGTCTGGATGTCCTAGTTCACCGAAAGCACGTTTCTTGTTAATAAACTCTTTTGTGTATCTGTTTACTTCTTTTTGTAAAGTCTCTACTGGATAAATTCGACCGTTACGGTTCTTTATATCCGCTTGCATAAAGACACCCTTTATCTTGTACGACTTACCACCATTAGTGTCTTCAGTCAATACTTCGATATCTTCGATTGTTTCTGTAATTAGTTTCATTTATCCACCTTTTGTTTATTATTGTAAATTTTGTCTACAACTTCTCTCTTTAATTCTTCTTTTGCAACTCCGTACTTCTCTGCAAAAGCCTTTCTAAATTCGTCTGCAATCTGACTTTTAGATTTTGTTCCTACAATTCTTTCTAAAATTGCTCTTGAATAATCTTTTTTCTTCTTTCCCATTTATCTCACTTCTAAAATAATTGTATAGTTATCGCCTGCAACAAACCCTTTTGTTGAAAGTAGTATGTCGCCTGCAGGAGATGTATTTGCTGTCAATGTTGCATTGTTAGGAATACTATTACCTGCTGTAAAATAATCATGAAAACCACGACCAGAGAAAAATCCTATCGTTGCATTTGCACTACTTGTGCCACTGCCTGCCCATAATAATTCTACACCTGATTTACCATTTGTAGTATTTACTGACCAATAAATTTTTGCTAAAACTCTTTCAGCATCTTCGGTCATAAAATTCAATGCACTAGCATCCATCTTTGTTACAAGTGTTTCACCTGAACCATCACTTATATTAGTAAACTTCATAACAGTTTTTGTGCCAACTGTATCTACTATTGTTTGACTTGTTACAACATCTGCCATTAATTATTTCTCCTAAATTCTGTTACTAACAGATAACTCTTTACAAGAGCATCTGTTGTTATTGTCATCTTCTTATCATCACCAAACTTTAATTGACCAGGTCTTAAACCATATTTACCAGTCAACAATAAACCTCC